AATTAATTGGAAGAAAGGAGCAACTATTGTGGCAATTGTTAGCACGCTAACGTTACTTGTTAAACAGTTGAGCAAATCAAAATTCAAAATACAGAGTAACACTGGAAAAGTTGTTGAAAGTTGTACACCAAATTTTAAAAAAGACGAGCAAGATAATGTATGGTATAACAAGACTATTGAATTGATACCATCAGACATACCAGAACCATCGCGTTCAATCAATGATATTAATCAATTTAAGAATATTGTTGCAAGGAATACTACTCTTTTTAGGGTGACAAATAAAACGCAAAATAGGGTTAGTGATGGACAAGCATTCAATATCACTGGCAATTTGTGGATCACTAATTACCATAATACATCGAAAATCAATTATGTGGATGAAATCTGGTTAGAATTAATACGGAGTAACGCCACCGGTGTTAATTGTAATATTAAATGCAGACTGGATCCATCCATGTGCAAACAGGTTAGAGGTACTGATTTGGTAATTATTGAGATATTAGGATGTCCACCGGGACGTGATTTATTAAAATTTGTGCCTGAGAAACCCATTGTTGGTGTGCATGAAGGCATATATGTTAGCAGATCAAAAAATGGGAGTATACTTTTTAAGGAGGTTTCCAATTTGAAATTACACAATACTGTTAGTTTTCCTGGCTGCGGATCTGATTTTGGGTACATTAGTGTGCCTAAAAATGAGGACACCATAAGTGGTGATAGTGGATCAATATTGATAGTGAAAACACCTCAAGGCCCTATATTGGCTGGATTACATCAAGCTGGTGCCCCTAAGATGTGTGTTGCAATAGGTTTTACTCATTCTGATTTTCCACAAGATCAAATTTCTGAAGGAGAATTGACTTTAAGTATTCAGGGGTACGAACGAAAATTGGGAGATCTTCACCCCAAAAGTGTTCCACGCTGGGTTGAACAAGGTAGTTGTAATGTTTATGGTACGATAGCAGGATTTAGGCCCAAACCCAGGAGTGCTGTTAAACCTTCATACATATGTGATATAGCCATAAAATATGGATACGAATTGAAACAGGGGCCTCCCGTTATGGGGGGGTGGGAACCATGGCATCAAGCTTTTAAACCCATGGTTAATATACCAACGAATTTTGCTGTTCATGAAATTAGAGCCTGCACAGATGCCTTTATAAAAGATTTGAGTAATTTAAAACTTCAGTTGGGTGTTTTATCTGACTTTGAGACTGTCAATGGGATTCCTGGAGTAAAATATATTGATGGTATAAATAGAAATTCTAGTATGGGTCACCCTTGGTGTAAATCAAAGAAAGATTTTTTGTTACCAGCACCTTCTGAAGAATATCCGGATGGGGTTGATTTTCCACCCGAAATTTGGGAAATGGTTCTCAAAATTATAAACAATTATTTGGATGGAAAAACAAATAAACCTATTTTCACTGGACACCTTAAAGATGAAGCTCGTTCTTTTAAGAAAATATTAGCAAAACTCACACGAGTTTTTGCCGGTGCCCCCGTAGATTGGAGTTTAGTAGTGAGGAAATTTTTACTCACTTTTATAAAGGCGTTTCAGGAAAATCGTGAAATATTTGAGGCCGCTCCAGGATTGAATTGCCAATCATTGGAGTGGCATGAATTATTTAAGCATATGACTAGCTTTGGTCTTGATAGATTTATAGCAGGTGACTACGGTAATTTCGATAAGTCCATGTTTGCTCTTTTGATAATGGAAGCTTTCCGTTTAATTGAAGCTATTCATAGATTAAATGGTTGCTCTGAAGAACATATCAAAGTAATTCATGGTATAGCTTTAGATACTGCTTACAACTTTCAAAATTTTAACGGAGATATAATACA